TGGCGGAGATGGTGACGTTCTCTGCCGTGGCCTGGCCCGGGTCGAGGGTGATGACCTCGCCGACTGCCAGCTGGGCTGCGAGGGTATTCGTGTTGTCCTGCGACGGGTTGATGGTGATGCTCGTGGCCCCCGCGCTGATGGCGGTCTTCAGGGTGGTGTGCCAGGACGAGAAGACGCCGTAGGGGGTCAAGTCGGCCGGAGAGCACTGGAGCGTGTACCAGGCCTCCCCGTCGTCCCCGAAGTCGGCCTGAATGTTCTCGACGAAGCATTCGATCTGAGTGGCCGGGACGCCGGGAGGCCGCCGCATCACCCGGACCCGGGTTCCGAGTTCCAGGGCGAGGCACACCGGCCACAGGGCGGGGTTCGCGCTCGGGTGGAGTTTGATCGCAGACACCCTGGTGGCGGGGTTCTTGTACCTGCTGAGCAGGTAGTTCGCGGCGTCCTGGCACTCCAGCGCGGACGACGAGTTGACGGTACGGCTCATCGATCGCGGGAAGTAGTTCGCGGCTGAGGTCGCGTCCTGGGCATAGAAGTTCTGGCCGCCAGCCTCCTGGTTGACCGTGACCTGATTGCTGAGGTGTGTGGAGTCGTAGTCGAGGGCGACGTCCTCGTATGGCCATTCGCCCGGGTTCTCCCCGAACACGTAGGCGGGCGTCAGTGCGTTGTAGCGGGCCGACCGGGACCGGAACTGCACGAAACCGGCCTTGTCGATGTAGTGCGCGCCGCCCTCCGTGTCGACAACGGCTTGTAGCGCGGACATGGCGTCCTGCCCGTCCAGATTCGCTGCGCCCATCGACGTTGTCAGCCCGGTCTGGAGCGTCGAGGCGCCGCTGTAGCCCGCGTAGCGGAGGATCCGGGCGTAGCGGGCGGTCGTCGATTCGCCAGCGCAGGATGCCTTCCAGGCCTGGTAGAGGTTGCCCATCGCGTTCACGTTCAGGGCGGTGGGGAACTCGGCGACGAAGCTCACGTCCCCCTTGAAGTTCCAGCTAGTGCCGTTGCCCACGGTCGGGTCGACCCATCCGCCAAAGTTGTCGCTGACGAGACCGCTCGGTTCTATTGTGGGATCGATGGCCGCGTAGGTGTACTCGACGGCATCAACGGCGAGGATCAGTAGGGCGGTGGCGTGGCTGTAGCTGGCGACGACGAGATGCCAGTCGGAGTCAACGACCGTGGGCCCGGGCTCGAAGAGTGTTCCGCCTCCGCCCGACGTAGGTCCACGCAGGACGAATCCGATCTTGCTGTTGCTGCCGATCTGCCAGTACATCTCGGAACCGCTGGGCAGGTTGCCGGAGCGCTGCCGGTCGAAGCACGACCACAGGCACACGAACGCTGTCGGGGTAGGGCCCGTGTAGCGGAAGGCGAACATTCGCGTCCAGCTGGTGACATCCGCTGGGCCGACGATCCCGGATGAGGCGAGCTTGATGAAGGTCGCGCCACCGCTGGTCAGGTTGGTGCCGGGATTGGAATTACTGATGGTCGCGACGGTCCCCGTGCTGCCCGTGTAGGTGCCGGTGGAGTCGGCGGCCGTGATCGCCGAACCGAAGACCAGCGATCCAGCTCCGTACTTGCTGATGCCGAGCTGCGCGGGCGGATTGTTACCCGTCCAGTCCGCCACAGCGGTCGAGCCTGCCGGGTCGTCGAGTTTGAAAACGAACCGTGGATTGTTGCTGTTGATCTCCTGCGTGAGGGGGTCGCTCAACTGTTTCTGGCTGAGCAGGCTGAACGTATCCACGGCGGTCGACTGGACCGTTCCGTAGGTGCCCCCCATGTCCCATTGCGACGACCACCGCTCCATCCACCCGGCGTACACCGGCGAGGTGACGCCAGGGCACACCCACGTCGTCGCCGTCGCTCCCTTCTCCAGCTGCCAGCCATCCACCTGGATCGAGCAGGTCGCAGCAGCCGCCGCCGTGTCCATTACGAGCCCGCACGATTGGCCGCCCGCGCCCGCTGGCACGGTGAACGTGACCGTGAACGTGCTCCAGGCGGCGGTGGTGGATCCCGTGAGCGTCGCGGGCGTACCGTTCGTCTGCGTGATCGTGGACAGGCCCGTGTAGTAGGCCCCGAACGCCCTAACCGACAGCGACGTCGCCGGGGTGACGTTCCTGGCCCGGAGTTGCACCGTGTACGTCTGACCGGGCAGTGCGCTGTACCGAGGCGTGTAGGCGATCTTCGTCGATCCTGCGGTCCCGTTCGGCACGCTGAACTGGAAGACCGTCGAGCCCTGCCACGCCGTTGCGGAGCTGACGATGCTGCCGCCGGAGCCGTCGGTGTTTGAGCCCACGGCGATGCCGCCGGAGCCGCCCGGGATGGTTCCCGGGCTGACGCCGCCGAGATCGCCGCCCGTGGCCTGCACCTGGTCCAGCAGATTGCGGGTGGGGGGCCACTGCGCGCGCCGACGGTACGGCTGATACGGGGCGATGTGCCCGTACCACGGGCCACTCGCGTTCGTCGGATCCAAGGCCGCGTCCGTGTTCGCGAGCGTCAGCCCCGCCTCTCCGGAGCGGACCTGGTCCAGCTCGTACTGCCGGCCGCGGGAAACGCTGATGCTGCCGCGGGTACGGTCGGTGACCTCCGTCATTCGGTCGAGGGGGAACGTCGCCCCGTTGGCGCCCCAGAACGGGCCCCACGCGTCCTCGATCAACGGCCAGTTGAGGTTGGGCTGCCCAGGTGCAGACGACGTGGTGTTGACGTGGTCGATGTACGCGGACATGCCTGCGGACTCGGTGGCGAAATACCCGGTCACGAACTGGAACTTCACCGCGGTGGCGTTCCACGTGTAGGCGGTCGTCGCGCGTGTGGTCCACGTGTACGCGTCCGGGCTGGTGGCGAACACGAAGGAGCCGCTGGCTTCGGTGATGCGCCACCACGCATAGGCATACGGATCGTAGGCGGCGGCCGACGCGGCGATCGTCGTAGTGGTCGCCACACCGGCATTGGTGACCGCCGCCGTGAACACCCCGCCGGACACCGCGAAAGTCGCCTTGTTGTTCGCGTCGAACAGCACCTCGAAGAACGTCTGCGTGCTGCCGTTTCCGACCGGCGTCGGAACGACCCGCGCGTACACGCCGTTGGGCACGCCGCCCGCCACCGAGGTGGCATCCCACAACGTCGCGGCGAGCGCGTAGTAGTTCGTCGTACAGGAGACCGCCACCCGGTCCAGGGCGGTGTCGAGCTGCACGTTCGGCGCGGCGGCCGACGCGTTCCACAGGACGGTGTTGAGTGCCGCGCCGCCGAACTGGTCGGCGAGCGTGGACAGCTTGGAGTTCGCCACCGGGTACCACCAATCTGGCGCCCGGCGGCGCCCTCTACGAACAGGTCAGGCAGGTCAGCGCTTGTACGGGGCGTAGGTCTGCGGGTTGCGCATGCCGAGCTGCAGCATCTTCTGCTCCACCAGGTCCCGCAGCTTCCGCTCGGTCAGCACGTGGCCCTCGACGGTGATGTTCAGCGTGTTGTGCTGATGCACCACCGGGCCCCCGCCGCCGCCCGCCAGGGCCAGCCCCGCCCCGGAGAACGAGCCCGCGCCGGCCACCGAGGTAGCGAGCCGGTGTACCGCGCTGGTGGCGTGGCGGGCGCTCCCGTCGACACCCTTGGCGAGGCCCTTGGGGATCCATGTGCCGATCTCCGCGAACACCGTCGAGGGGCTCTTGATGCCGAGCGCGCGCTTGATGGCTTTCTGCATCGATTTGGCGATCTTCATCATCTGGCGCTCGATCGCCTTCTCCTGCGACTGCAAGCCCTTCACGAGGCCCTGCGCGGACCTGATCCCGGCCCCGTACATGGAGTCCGCGACGGCTTTGCCTGCATTGTTCGCCGCACCCTGCGTCGCCTTCTGCAAGGAGTTGATCTGCGCGATCTGGCCCTTCGTCGCCCCGGCGAGCGCCGCAGCAGTGGCGCCACCCTGGTCGACGCCGGCGGACGCGATCTGCTGGATCAGGGTCGCCGACAGGCCCTTCTTTTGCAGCGCCTGCAGTTGGGCGGCGAAGTTGACGGCCTTGGTCATCTGGTCGCGCATGTGGTTGACGACGTCCTGCGCGCTCAGGGCGAAGCCTTCTTGCGGGGCGGTGGTGATGATGCTGAAGCCTTGCATCACGCCGTCGGCGACCGTCTTGACCTCGGCCGACCACTGCTTCTGCACGGCCGCGAGGGCCTTCTGCGCGTCCTTGATCCGCTTCGCGACAGAGTCCCGCTTTGCCGCAAGTCCGCGAAGAACCCGGTCTTCCTTCGCCGCGTAGGCCTCCAGGTGCTTGATCGTCGCCTCGTGTGCCCGCACCCACTTGTTGGAGACGCCCTTCGAGCCCTTGAGATCCGCAACCTTGTTGAAGGTCTGCATCAGCAGCGTCTCGATCCTGCGCGTAGCCGCCTTCACCCGGGCCGTCGACGCCGTAAGGCCGTCGACCAAGCCCTCGTTGAGGTAGATCCCCAACGATCTGAAGACCTTGCTAGGCGATGCGATGCCCAGCGTGTTCGCGAACGCGTCCGCAGTCGCCTGCGCGGCGCCCTTCATGGTGGACACCGCCCGTGGTGCGCCCGCCGTGATGCCCTGCGCCAAGCCCTCCATCAGGGCGTGCCCGGAGTACAGCGTCCACCCGCGCCCGCTGAAAGGTCCTTCCTTCGCCGGAGAGAACGGCAGCAAGTTCCGCACTTTCGAGACGACGCCGCTGACCGCGTTGTACGCATCCGCTGCCTTGGACGTGATGCCGGAAATGAACCCGGTGATCAACGAGCGGCCCGCGCTGAGCAGCAAACTGCCCAGATTCCCCATGGCGCTCTTCACGCGGCCGGGGATGCCCTTCACGTATGCGAGGACGTTCGCGGCGCCAGTGATTGCCGCCGACTTGAAACTGGACCAGGCCGAGGAGCCGAGCGACAGCAGGCGCCCGCCGAGCCCCGCCAAGAAGCTGATGATCCGCCCCGGGAGCGCCTTCACCCAGTTGAGCATGCTGGTCGCGACTGAAACGGTGGCGTGGTAAGCGGTAACGAATCCGGCTCGGATCTTGTCCCAGTATTTGTAGATCAGTGCCGCCGCGATACCTATCGGGCCTATCAAGATCCCGAGCAGGAGCGGCCAGTTCGCCTTCACAAAGTTAATGACCCAGCCGATCGCCTCACCGATCATTTTGAATGCGGCGTTGACGAAGTCGCGGAACCAGCCGATCTTGTTGTACGCCAGGACCAGCCCCGCGACGAGCGCGGCAATCCCGATGACGATCAGCCCGATCGGGTTGGCGTCCATCGCGAGATTCAGCAGCCACTGCGCCGCCGCTGCGGCTTTCTCCGCCACTGCGGTTGCGACGAGGGCGACCTTTTCCGCCACCCACGCAGCCGCAGTACGTACTGCAGTCGCAGCCGACGTGATCATCGATTTGGAGAACTCCAGCGCCGCAAGCGACGCCGTCTTCATCGCGCCGCCTACAGCCTTCAAACCCGAGACCATGCCCGTCCACGCCGCGCGGCCGGCCGTCGCCGTCGCGGTTGCCACCGACCGGCCGAACGATGCGACTGCCGAGCCTGCAGTACGCGCCCCGGACTTCACGCCATCCCACGCGTACATGCCCTTCAGGCGCATCGTCTCGAACGCGGACGACGCCCCGGAGCCGATCGTGCCCCACGGGATCTTGCCGACCGCCTTGCCGATGCCGCCGATCGCCGACACGAACGGCTTCAGTGCACCACCGATGAACTTCAGCACCGACCCGGCGAGAACTACGCCGATTGCTACCGCGAGGGCGTCCACTACGCCTTTGTGCTGCTGCAGGAACGCGAACGTCTTCTGAATCGGCGGAATCAGCTTCAATCCAAGAGTGATGCCCAGGTTCTCCGCACCAGCCTTGATCTTCGACATCTGCACGGAGAACGTCTGCTGCGTCTTCGCCCACGCGGCATCGAAAGCCTTCGTCTTGGACGCCTTCTCGATGTCCCCGAACTTCTCCTTCACCCCGTCGAGGTTCTGCATCAGCGACATGATCGCCTTGTCGGACCGGCCACCCCCGAAAACCTTCGCGAGGACGGAGTCCGCCTCTGTCCCCTTGAT